GTCCACAACGCATCATCGTTCATCTTTCTGACATTCTTCGGAACGTCGACGTTGTTGATGACCGTGATTTTTATCGCCATTGTTATTCCTCGCTCGCCATGTAGTGACCCGTATAAGTCAATTTCGAATTGTCAACCGCACGATTAACAGTAAAAGCCCTGCCAAAATATTTTGTCAGCAAAGCCGATCCAGAATCGTTGTCAGCTAAAACATCCGATACATTTCCACGAACAATAATATCACCTTTGTTTATCGTGAATGTCCCCATTCTTCCGCCCAAAGCATAATATTCTTCCGGTGACAGATAAGCAGAATTGGCTGGGATCCGAACAATGAAGGTGTTGTTCGAAACGATCGTCAACCCGTCGACCGTTTGGTTCTTTTGATGCCCGAAAAAACAATCTGTAAGCACTGTTTTGTTCCACTTTGTGGTCGTTTTACCAGATACCAAAGTCTGATATCGATTATAAAGTGTTATCGATTCGTTCCAGACGCGCCCCTTGTAATAGCTCATTTACGCCCACCTGCTCAGCAGCAATTCCCCGGCAGCGTTTTTCTCTCCAGTCAAGTAACGCAGGATCATTCCTTCCGCAATATCGCTTATTTTTTGCACCGTTACAGCGGAATCAGCCGCAAAGCTGACACTGTATCCGTCATTCGACTCCTGCGTAATAGCACCGGTATAACCATCAGCGGTAATATCTGCATTAGCAATCATACCGATTAACTCAAACATGGCTCTTTTTACCGCTTCAGAAAATGTTGTGTCCTCCTTCAACCTGCCAAACGTAAATTGATTGATCAACGAACGCGCTTGAAACTCCAAACGACTGAAGGCGGGATCAGTCAACGTCCCGCCATAAGCCGTATATTCCACAAGCGTCAAATAAGCTGTCATATTAGTATACGATCCAGTGGATCACATCACCGTTAGTCACCACAAAATCAGAGCTGTTATCTTCTACCGATATCACACCGGCTGCCATGCTGATTTTCGCTTTGGCGGTGGTCTCGATGTTCGAACGGATAACCTGAACGATGAATCCGCTCGCGTCCGGCTTTCCAGTGTTGATAACTGATTTATTTGCACTGGCGTCTGCGGTAGTCGAGGTGTAGGTTCCTGCGACTGGTATTTTTTGCATCCAGTCAGAACCGTTGATTAATCCAGCCATGTTTTACGCTCCTTCCATCCAGATGATATAACCGTCTATCTTACCTGCGGTCAGCGCAGCAGTTCCAACAGTAACGGTAATCGCTTTTTCTGCAGACAGTTTGATCGGTGCGGCAATAACAGCCGCCATGGGCAATTGTGCTGCCAGCGTCAAATTTGCTTTCCCCGTTGCAGCCAGAAGATCGTTTGCGTTCGCCAGATGGATTGCAACGGTCGCATCTCCATTGGAAGTGACGGCTGCAATAACATCCACAAAGCCAGAAATTACAATAGCGTTATCAGGAATTGTTACTGCCAGCGGATGCGCTGCAACGGTTTTGTTGCTCGCTGGTGTGCTTGCTGCATCGTTCGCAGCAGTGTCAAACGTAAATTTGGTAATATGTAACCCAGAAAGTGACGCCAATGAATCAAAATTATCGTTAACATCCTTTAGCCAGCCGCTAATTTGAATTGGTTTCAATGCTGCCATAATTCATCCTTTCAAAGGGCGGGATTATTCGTCCCGCCTCAATATCATTCATTAACTTAGCTTGCAGCGATGTGACTATAAATGCCTTTGACTTTGTTATCATAGACAAACGCATCATGATACAAACGGTATTGGATTAACCAAGCGTCAGCGGTCTGGTTGTCTTCCGGAGCGAAAACTTTCAGGTCGGATAGTTTTGTTACTTGCAAAACGGATGACGGGTGCATCAGGAGGAAATTGATATTTCTTCCGGTGCTTCCAGTTTTTGCAAAACCACCCGCGCCAGCAGTTGCGCCAGCATCCAAGGTAATGCCCTTGTAAAATCTACCCTGCGGTACAGGGATGATTCTTACATTGTCCAGTTCGAATATCCGGCGGTCTGCCGAAGTCTGCGCGCCAAGCGTGCGGGTGAGTGATCCCTTCAAATAGTTGTAACATTGTGTTTCGATGAAACACACACGACCTTCGGCCGGAACTTCATCGGAATCTAATTGCGCCATGGCAGCATCGAAAGCAGCCAGCACTTTAGAACCGTTGTCCAACGCTGCAGGGGTTCCAACTTCGGTAATGCCTGTCCATGAAGCGTATTTGCTGAATCGGAACGCGTCCACTTCTGGAGCGACCTGCGTGCGAATAAATTCGCCAGCCAATTCACCAAATGCTTCGCCTAATGATTCTTCATCGTCCATTTTGTCAATGGAAAACGCACGCCCGCGCTCTTCTGACAACGTCAATGTTTCCCATTGCCCAGTAACCGTTCCAGCAGGATAACCAGTCGCTCGGTCATAATCGCCAAGGCCAACCGTAGAGATTTTGAATACATTAACGGCGGCTGCACCACCAAAATTGACCGGTTTGGTTTTTGCGTCCATGAACGCGGTCAAACTTGCATTCTTATATACTTCATCCAATATTGGCTGATATTTTGCTGCCAATTGAATACTCATTATGTTTTATCCTTTCATTTCAATCCTGCGCCCCGCCGAACCGCTGCTATAAAATTAGCGTCTTGATCCGTTGTGCTCGGATTGTGCTTAGTTCCGGGTACATTTTCAGTAACCGGTTCAGTAAATTTTTTATTCTCGGCAAGAAAACTGTCTAAGTTTTTCTTGAAGTCGCCTTCCATTCGTGATACTTTGAAAATCACAAATTCGGCGTCATCAGCCTTCACGCCAGCCTTGATCACAGCATTTTCGCGTTCCAGTTCAATTGCTCTGGATTGTAACGCTTGATATTCCCTCTCGCGCTCAGCTGCTTTTTCAGCCTCGCTTTGCTGCGCCTTTTTCCACTCGCGGTAGGATTTCAGTTCGTCGTCATTTGGAAGTTTTTCTCGCTCCCGCTTGAGTCGATCCGAAATAATCTTGTCCACTTCAGCTTGTGTAAAAGTTTTGCCCTGCTCTTGTGCAGTCGTTTCAGCCGCAGATTCCTGCGTTTTTCCCTGATCGATGTCAGTGTCTTTCTCGTCAGCCATTTTATCCTCCGTAAGCCCGTCGGCAATCACAGATAATCTATCTGTGCATCATAATAAGATTATACAACTGCTTCGATTATATGTCAACTTCCAAGGATTGCTTGATTTTTGAATCGTTCCAATAGTCGTTCCAATATTTTAGCGATGAGAGCTTCAGCTTCTTCATCTTTGCCTTCGGAAATTAATTTTGCAATTTCTCGTCGCTCTTCTTCCGTGAAAGTTATAGAATCATCCATATTTATCATTATTTCAGTCATGATATGGTATCCTCCTATAAACCCAGCCTGTTAGATGAGATAACTCCACCAAACACTGATGGTTAAATTCGCTCGCCGGAAGTTTTTCAGGGTCGAATTTATTGTATGTGTTCGTTATAGCTTCTCTCCATACCGGCATGAAATCATCTAAACTATACAATTTATTTATATCATACTTCTTGTATGAAAAACTGTACGTGTATTGCTTCCCGGCTGCTCTTATTTCCCTTAACTGCGCTTGAACGAACGTAAAAATATCAAAATCGGAAAATGGCGACCCAGACGGATGGTTATGCGTCAAGATATTTCCTTTCATATATCCGACTTCTTCACCGAAAAATTCAACGGTATTTTTGCTCCCATCTTTTTTGAATATCAGTTTTCCATCTGGCGTAAAAAGTCCAGCTGTTTCGTAAGATTGAGAAATGATACCTTTTTCGAATTTCAAGATATTCTGAGGATATTCCGGAGCGCTTTTGATCGCTTTCACCGGACGAAATCCGCTTACTACCATGCGCTCTGTCCTGACCGGTAAATCAAACGTGTCACTCAATTCTTTGTATTTATTTTTTAGCTTGGTGATTCTTGCCTGCTCCTGTCGTCTGAGCAAATCATCCCCGGATGCTTTCGCAATTACAGCCCGATCTTTTGCTGCCCGAACAGCGGTTTCAATTTTTCGCTGCAGTTGAGTTGCCTCATACGGCGTGTATTCTTTTCCATCGAACATTTTCTTAACTTTCGATTTTTCTAAAATATCCTGAAGCTCATTATCGCTGTAAGCAGGTTGCGAAATACCAAGAATAATCTCATGGGTATAATGCATACAATTTAGCGTACCAATTCTTCTGGCCAACGAATCGTTCAATTGCTGAAATTCTTCATGAGTGTATTGTCTCCCTTGATAGGGTGCGTGATCTGGAGCTGGGTTAAAATGCGCTGATATTTCTACGCCGTCCGATTTGATCTCTTTTCCTATTTTCTGTTGGACGCCCTGATTTACTTCACGGATACCATCAAGGATGTTTTGTCGAACTGCACTATCCATCCTCTTTGAATATCCGCTCTTATAATCTACTACCCGAATCCCGCTATCTGCCAGCTCTTTCAGCGTCGATCTCATGGCTGAGTTGTAATCAGTCAATCCCATCGAAGCTTCATAAATTGCTTTGTCGATCACTTCTTTATAAGTTTCTGCCAAACCTTTGTAAACTGTTTCACCCTGTAAGTTTTTCACCCGAAACCCGATTGCGGTTGTGTTGGAGAGATTCTTATACGAATTAGCCGTTTGTTTTGCGATGGCTGAAACATAGTCTCTTAGTATGGTATTCTTTGAGTATGGTACATATGGCGTTTTTGTCGCTTTGTAGAAAATCTCAGCGTCAGTGTAACCGTCCTTTGCGACGTATTCGAATATTCGATTTATTTCGTCAACGTTTTTGTCAGAAACATCAGCAAGCTTTTTGATGATCACATCGACGTCCGATCCAAACTCTCGCAACTGGTTAAGACGGTGAATATCCGTAGCGGACACGGTGCCGATTTCTTTTATCCGCTTTCCGATCATCTCAAGATATTCGGTATTGATCGCAGTCAGCCGCTGTTCGATTTTTGCCGGTAGCTGCTCGAAGGCATTTTCGGATAGCATCACTCACCTAATAGTTGTTCAGTCGTTGGTTCATTCATCTTTATTTCAGCAAGTGCCCGCTCAGCCTCTTCATCACTTTCAAGTGGGAAAAGATATTGACGCAGCTCTTTGTCGGATACAACACCTTGTGCCTTTCCTTCAAGAAGTTCAGCAATCGTCGGTTTCACGTTTCGCTTTGCTTCCTCTTCCGTTTCACCATAAAATTTCATTCTGTATTCATATCGCTGCCGGATCCCAGCTTTGATCTCTTCTTGCCAACGTTTACGTTCACTGTCCTGATCGATGATATAAGAATCATCGGCAATAACCGTTATCTTCGTGTCGGGGTCTACAGGTGCACCCAGTACATTCTTACCTATCCACAACACGGCTTTCGTTATCTGCTTCAACGCCTTCTCTACGCTGATCATTTCTTTTGCAGCGTTCTGAACCAGGTCTTGTTTTGATCCTGTATATTCAGTAGCCGTCTGGATCGTACCTGCTTCAAATTGGTAATGCCGTAAGCCCAGTCCAATGGCGTATGAAAACTGGTCTAACATTTTCTGTAACGCCAGACTGTTTTCTTCCACTCGTAACGATGGGTTATATTCCTTGATTAACTGGTCGTCCTTGAACCGGTCTCCGGCGAACATGAATAACTGTGCTCCGGCTCGTTGTGGCGGAATTACGTTACCAGAATCATCCCTGTCCATCAATGACGTATTCATAAATACCATTTTCCGTCCGAGGATAAAATCGGTGATGTAATTGTCGAAAACTGTATCCAGTCCCTTCAAGATGTCTTCGTTTCCCGAAACGATGGAAACGCCAAACGGTGAATCATAGTCGAATATGTTTATGCCGGATTTTCGAATCACGCTGAACCATGGCACGGGCGAACCAGTATGAATAATGACTGGATCTCCGAACAGCTTTCCCTGATCGTCAATCGTAAACGCTGTGATCATATACAGCCCGTTTTCCAGCGTGTGCATGGATACCTGCTGGAATACCTTACCGCGTTCCTCCCTGTCGGAAATAAACGCTGCTTCGCGTAGAATGCCATTGTCGTGGCTGATCGGGATAATCTGATCAGCGCAAAGGTAATTCATACCGATTCCAGTTCCACGAATCAACGTTCGCGATCCTTCGGCGACCTCCATGTTCTTGACGTATGCCTCAAACGCTGCCGTTCCAGCCCATCGGGACATGGCAATCAGTTCGTTCGCATTGCGCCAAAAGTCAGATTCGCCCAGCACACCGGATATCAGGTCTTCGCCCAGCAGCCAGCGCGCTGACGCATCGTCTTCGATCTCGATATGCGTTTTCTCGTTCAGCAGGATTGACGCCCAGTCCTCTGAACCACGGAGCAGCATATTCGTTTTATGGCGGTGTAACTTTGTATATTTTTTCTCGCTCAAATCGACAAGTTGTTCGTATTCGTGGAACCCCTTGACGTTGCCTTCCAGCCATGCCCGCCATTCTTCGATTTTCGCATACATCGGGCTTACTTTGGCAGTAATCCCAAACTCTTTACTGATAATTTCTATTACCTGTTGCTGATTCATAATCTCACCCCTATATCGTCTATCCACGCTTCCCACGAATACTCGAACGCATCTGCGATATCGTTGATATCTGGATTTTCGTCTAATCGCTGGTCGGTGTGTTTTTCGTCCCACGTCTGGTTCTGTAACGAGAATACCAGTTTCGTACATTTACGCCTGATCTTAAGTAATCCGAGATTCAGCATTTTTTCTTGTGCATAAATCCGCGTGTTGATTTTTTCTTTAGCCGCCATAACAGCGGAAATTGGAATGTTCGCTTTACGTAATGCGATATTCAACCCGTTGATGATCGTTTCTGGATGATCACAAAATGCATAGCTCAGACGGATATCAGGGAATTCTTTATGCACCTGCTGCACAAAGTCGATAAATTCTCGTTCGATCTTATCTGGGCTGATTCCCTTCGAACTCAGTTTTCGTTCATCCAGCGCGATAATTCCAGCCCCACGCCGTAAAATACCAGTCGCAACAAACACAGTGTGCGAAGTGGATTCGCCAAAATCCACGCCAAAAGTAATATATGCAATCTGCTTTATCGTGTCAGGATTCAGCTCGTTATCAATCAACCAGCCTTCAGAATCGTCAGCAAACTGTCGGAAGATAACGCCTTCAGCCCGTACCCATAAGCCGAGTACATATCGCTGGTAGAACACGCCTGAGAACATCTGCTCCGCTCGTTTGATCTTTTCCGGTGTCATGATCGGGTTGTCTTCCATCAGAAAATGAAGGCGTTTTATCCCTGGTTGCTGTCCTAAAATGTAATCCGTATGAAACCAATGTTCTGGAGATTCTGGATTGCATGTAAACCAGATTTTTGCATTTTCAACAGACAACGTCCTTGCCAGTGCCTGGTCAACGAACGATTTCGGCATGAGTGCAACCTCGTCCAGCAGCACGCCGGAGAGGGTGATCCCCTGAATCAGCGCATAAGACGATTCGTCTTTTCCACCGAAAATGTAAAACAGGTTACTTTTCTTCCCGCAGGTTACATTCATCAAGCGATCAGACCGCCGATAGTCGACAGAATACGGCAGGTTGTCG